GGGCAGCAAAGCTACAACCGTGGCGTCCTCGGTGGACGTTCTTATCCCCGTGGTGTTCGGACTCATCGCCCTTGGTGTGGAGATTGTTTACGCGGTGCGCAAGGGAAATGTCTCAAAGGTTCTCGCAGACGTGACGAGCGCGGCCCCTCAGGTGGCTGCGGCGGTGACGGACGCGAGTGGTATGGGCAAGCCTTTGCACCTCGCGTGGAACTCGGTGGTTCGTTTACCTTATTCAATGAGTCAAGTAACGCCGTGAGTCTTTCCACTCCCCTTCCTTCAGCGCCGAACGCAGCCGACATTCAGGTCAGCGCGGTAAACGGCACAACGCAGCAATGGTGGATCAGCGGCACCGGCATCAGCACCACTGACTTTACCGTTAACTTCCCGTCGAGGGTCACCGGCACGTGGTACTGGAAACTGACGATGGAGACCTCGGGCTTCAACATTGTCCAGCCTTGTGCGCCGTGGACATGGGGCAACCAGTACGACACCATCAACGGGTACTTTATGTACGAGGCAGACTGAGGAGACCATGACCTACCAGCCCGGAGATCTTGGATTCGCCCACTCGACAGGAGCCGCCGCGTTTGGGTCGGGCTCGGGCGCACCCAGTAACTCTTACGGCGCCAACGGCGACTTTTACTTCAAAACAGAAACGCCGTCAACGTCAAACCAAAGACTGTACGTCAAAGCGGCCGGTTCGTGGTCGGCCTTACTATAACCACCAGCAGGCGTGAGCCGTTCGACAAAGGAAAAAATGTCAGAACCAATTTCTAATCTTGCGTTTGACTGGATCGTCGGCACCGGGGTTCAACTGTCCTTCGACGCAGCAACAGATGTGGGGAGCGAATCCCGCTATCTAATGAGTACGCTTGTTGACGGCGTTTGGTTGCAGTTCGGAGTTCTTGGCCCAGTCGCCGTCAAAACTCTGGGAACGGGCAGTCTGTCCCTTTCGCCCCCGCGCACTTTCTACACGTACCCGTGGGCTTCGGTGTTGTCGCTCAGCGGGGGAAGCGACACGGCCCCAAACTCCATAGCCTTCCAGATCGTGCACTTAGACCAGTACGGCTCATACAGCACCCCCGTTTCAGTGGTAGCCATGCCGCCGCAAATTCGCCCTTTGTATGGAGCGCAACACCTACCCAATTTCATCAACATCACCGCCGCCGGTGGCTTCTTAACTTTTGCTCAAGATTCATTTGACGAAATTGCAAGCAGCGTTGAGATGATCGTTGGAACAGTCGAGGGCTCAAGAACCGGTGCTCCGTCCTACGGAGTGCCAGAACTTCCGTTGGCGCCCATCAACGCCGGCGACATCAAGAACATCATTGAACAATGGGAGCCTCGAGCCCAGGTGGATGTTCAAATTCAGTACGACGACGCAGGAGACGCGTCACTAGACATCACCGTTAAGACACAAACCGGAGGGGCATAGACATGGCCACAAATGGATACATTGAAATTCCTGTGGTCACCGACCCGACGGTGATGGCGCAGAATGCCTTCACCTCCCTGGCTACGTCTATCCCTGGGTGGCGCCCCAGCGAGGGCAACCTCGAAGTTTTGCTGATCGAACTTTTTGCAACCATGGCGGCAGAAGCCGCGACCGTGGCCTCGGACGTCCCTGGAGCAATTTTCAGTAACTTCGGGTCATTGGTAGGCATCACCCCCAGTGCCGGCGTCGAGGCGCAGATCTACACAACCTGGACACTCATCAACCCCGCGGGAGTTAGCGGATACCAGATCCCCGCCGGAACGATTGCTGGTTTTTACTACCAGGGAGTTTCGTACAACTTCGCAACCGTTAACGACCTCAATTTCGCTTCCGGCGCCCAAACGGCCACCAACGTATTGATGCAAGCAGTCGAGCCCGGTGTGGAGTACAACATCTACAATCTCGACAATGGTTTTTCGCCGATTGGCACCTACCTCTCCGTCCTAAACTCCGACCCCAACGTCTCCAACGTTATCGTCACGGACACCTACGCAACGAACGACACGCTTGCTTTCGGCACTGACCCCGAAACCGACTCAGCGTACATGGACCGGTTATCGGCAGAACTTGAACTACTCTCGCCGCGCCCCATTACGGTAAGTGACTACGCGAGGATTTCACAAAACGTTCCTGGGGTCTACCGCTCCCTCTCCCTGGACGGCCTGGACCCTTTTACAAACCAGGTCTCCGTCGGCAACGACAACCTGACCACCGCGGCCTCCACTACTTGGACGGGCGTCGGCAACGGCACTACAGCGGCAAGTGTCGCAATCTCGAGCGGTGCCCTTCAGGTCACAACTTCGTCGACCGCTATTCCGGCGTCCGTCAACATCGTGGGAACCCCGGCGTCCGGCTCCGGTACCTTCCAGGTTTCTGGAAACACCATCAGCGGCACCACGTCCTCGAGCCACCCGACGCTTCTCCTCATTGCCGAAACTGGCGCGTACGAAATTGTCGTCGCGACGGGCGTCTCCGGCAGCAGCCCGCAAACTGTCACCATCTCTGGAGAGTTGCAATACAGCCACACCTCAAGCGCAACGGTTACCATCCTTCAGGGTGCCGCCATGCCGCAGGTTGGGTCTCTTCACGCCAACTCAGGGTGGCTGCAACTGGCTTCCATTGTCCAGGTGCCGGCTGCTGGTGAGACTTCCGCCGTCCCGTACCTGGTGGCCGTCGCTACATACGACGATCAGAGCGTGCGCGTTTTTTCATCGCTCCTGTCAACGGCGGCGTCTCTCCCGGACTACATCAACTCGACCAAACTTGTCACTGCCAACATCGCCACCAACAACAGTCAATCGACCAGTATCGCCACGGCTTCCTCCTCTGCCTTTGGGGGTTTGTACGATTCAATCTTCCAGCAAGTCACCTCGGTTACTCCCTACATTGTGTGGTCTACGGCTGGAACCAGCAAAGTGCACCGCGTTCTGTACACCTCGCTTAACTTGGCTAACTTCGATTTCTCCGGCGCCGACTCCCCTACCAGCCCGACTTCGGGGTACAACTGGGTACCAGACGCCGCCCTGGATTCGTACGCGTTTCCCAACGCAGCCCTCTCTTCATGGTCTCTGCCATCGGGGTTGACCGGCCTGCCGGGGTTCGGCATCCAATATCAAAGTGCCGCTGCCACTCTGGGGTCCTCACTGACCGCCAGCAGCCCCATGTTCTCCCTCAACGGGGCGGCGGGGACGTACACGGTCGCGGCATTCGTCGATGCGTCCAACACGAGCGCTTCATTTGCCGACATCTCAATCCAGGTTGTTAATGCAGCAGGGACGGTTCTTGCTACAGCGTCGCCGTCAAGCGCGATCCCCGCTTACGTCTACGCCTCATTCGCGTGCGCGTCTATGACCGACGTTCAGGTGAAAGTGGTATTTGCCTCCGGCCTAGGGGTCCCCATCGGCGCAAGCGTTGTTGTTTCGCAGATTCAGGTTTTGGCGGGGTCATTCAACCCCAACACGACGCCATACGAATACTACACGGGCTACTCGTGGACCCCGGGCGGCTACTTCGTTCCCAACGCATACATTTCGCCCCGGAATGTTGTGGTGGCCCCCGTCGACTCCAATGGCCTTGCCGTGTCCAGCACCATCGCTGACTCACTGGAAGACTACCTCGAAGCCTACCGAGAAATCAACTTCGATGTCAACATCATCAAGCCGAACTACGTGCCAATTGACATCCTCTGGTCCGCCATTGCCCTCCCCGGCTACAACACCGTGACCGTACAAGCGGCGGTTAATTCCGCTCTGTACTCCGCGCTGTCGCCAGCCAACTGGGCTTCCGGAAACGCGTCGCCCCCGACGTGGGACAACACGCAGACCGCTGTCAGAATTTTTGACATTGCGGGGATCATTTCGTCGACCCCGGGGATTTCCAACGTTACTTCTGTCACGACCAAGATTTCCACTTCGTCTTCCTACACCGCGACGGACCTGGTCCTTCCGGGGCTGGCGCCCCTTGCTCTCGCTAACAGCGTCAATGGTTCCGTGTTCCCCAACACCAACGACTCCGTGATCGGGTCGGTGTAACATGGCTACGGTAGCGACATACACCGCTGACTCCATCTATGCAATGGTGCCGGACTTCATCCGCACGCAAGACGCCCAAAACGGCAACGCTCTGTACCAACTCCTTCAAAGCGTGGGGCTCCAACTCGACGCAGGGGTCAACGTACCCGCGCGCGACAATATGGGCGCCGGCGTTTCTGGAATGGGAGCGGACGGAACCATCGACACCGTCAACTACGGCGGTGCTCCGGGTTGGTCACAAATGATTGACATTAACCGATGCCCGGCGTATGCCCTCCCGTGGCTGGCGCAGTTTCTTGGCGTTCGCCTCGTGTCCGTTCCCACTAACCCCGGCGAAAGAACCGCGGCCGTCGAAAAGATCTCAACGCGTTCGTTGTTTCAGCGAGGCACACCGTCTTCCATCGTCAATGTTTTGGTGGCTTCCATCAATGGATCACTGCCACCGAGCAGGACACCACTGTCGGCCGATCAGGTCATCGTCATGGAGAACACCCAGTACGTTTCTGGCTCCTATTCCAAGAACGATTACGCCGTTGTCATCCTGATACCAGGTTCATACTTTTCCTTGTTCACCTACGCAAGTTTGCAGAACCAGGAAGGGTTGACCGCAACGTACGCAACCACTGAGGCGTACGTCAAAAGTCTCACCACTGGGCACTACTACTCGGGTCTTGTCGGCTCCTCGGCGCCCAGCCTTCTCTCTTCTTACACAAGCATCATCTACAAATACCGCCCTGCTGGGTTGCAGGTTTACATCGGAGGATACTAATGGCTAGCGGTTCTACTACACGGCTTGGCATTCCTTACCCAGTCTCGAGCGATGTTGCCAACATCTCATCCGACATGGCGGGCATTGCCGAATTTATCGACCCCATTGTTTCCGTCTTCTACCAGGGGGCCAGTTTCAGCGGTACGCCCATCGTGGGCAATTTCTGGTGGTGCACTGATGCGACAAGCAACAGTTACGGCCTCAACTGGTACAACGGGACCGCGTGGTGGCAAGTCAACAAGCAGAACATCTACGTTGGCACTACCGCGCCGTCGGTTCTGTTTCCTGGGCTTGTCTGGTACAACCCCTCGACGCCATCCATCCAGTATTACACGACTGGCCTTGCCTGGGCCACGCTTGCAATTCCCGTAGGACAACTCTACACGACGTCCTCCAACAATGGCTACGCCTTGAAAACGTCCGGTGGGACTGCCGCGTTTTCTGCTCCGAGCGCGGGCGCTAGCAATACCAACTCAAGCGCCACGGTCGCCAGTTCCTTTGGCAACGCCAACTTCGGAACCGTCAGCATCTCCGGGTACATAAAATACTTGGTCGTCTGCAACACCGTTCAGTCCGGGTACTGCACTGGAGGCGCCAGCCAGATTGTTCAAATGCGCGTTGTGGCTACACCCGGAAGCGGTTCGACCATCACGGTGAGCAACGCTGGCGTGGGATATTTCAATAACTCAACCCAGGGGACGTACAACCCCGTTGGAACGTCTTTCGTGATTTCCGGTTGCGACCCCACCCAGACCTACTCGATCCAGCCACAGATTCAGTGCGGCGGTTCGCCTACCATCTCGTACTCGTCGTTCTCTGTTATCGGCATCTTGTAAGGAAGAGGAAGCATGCCAAATCTGCCAGTCCCAACCCACTCGCCCAGCGAGGTGAGAACCATTGCCTGTGCATGGGCTCATTACTTTGTGGGCCAGCGCGCTGACTTCCACTATTCCGAGGGGGCCAACCGCATGTCGGCCATCGGTGTGTGGCCCATCAAGTTCCCGGTCTACTGTGACTGCTCTGCTTTCACCACTTTTGTGCTTTGGCTCTCCGGCGCCGAAGACCCCAACGGGCTCCTCTTCGACCACCAAGGGTACACGGGGACCGAACTCTCTCACGAGAGGCACCTCACCCAATGGGCCAAGAACGCCAAGGGCGTGGAGGTTGAGCAAGTACAGCCGGGCGACCTTGTTGTCTACGGCGCGTACCCCGGGCAGCATGTCGCTTTTGTTGTTGGAGTTTGGGGACCAGACATTCTCTGCGTTTCCATGGGCCAAGAGGGCGACCCCAACTATTGCTGGTCTGGCACCCCCGTCACACAGCCCGTCAGCAATCACGGAATCGACACGAGGACTCCTCGGACTTTCCTGCGCCCCAATTACACTGCCGTCGGGACCGTGCTCACCCCTCCGGGCTACGCTGTCCCCAAGGTGCCAGTTACCCCTGCCCCCAAGCCTCCTACGGTGGTCACGCCCGCGCCTGCAAAACCACCCGTTCCCGCCAAGCCGGCCCCCAAGCCCGTTGCCCCCGTGAAGCCCGCGGTGCCAGCCAAACCGGCCAGACCAACGCTGCGCGTCAAGTCCGTTGGCCCCAACGTCAAATACTTGCAGCAGAAACTCCACATCACTGCCGATGGCCAGTATGGCCCGCAAACCGCCAAAGCCGTCATGGCATTCCAGAAGGCGCACGGGTTGAAGGTGGACGGAGTCTGTGGTCCAACCACCTGGGCAAAAATCGGATAGAGGGGATGTTAGGAGACATGAGTTCATGGTACAGTTATACCGCCATCTCGGCCGCTCTGTTTGCTATCCTGGGCTTGGGCAGCGTCAAAGCGTGGTTCAAGTGGGGCCGCATCAAATGGGAGTCGCGCCGAGTTCGCAAAGAGTTTGAAGCAGACGCCCACAATAAGGCTTTAGCGGCATCCGCCGAGGTGGCAAAACTTGGTCCCGTTGTCAAGAAACTTGTCAACACTGTTGATGGAATCGCCTACACGCTGAGCAAGAACAACGCTGGTTCCACAGCCAAAGACCAGTGGGACCGCGTAGAGCGCATGGTTAATTCCTTGGCCGAGACGGTCGATAGGGTTGACCAGTCCGTAGCCAAACTCGGCGAAGATGTCACAAGGGGCGCCATCGAGATAGCAGCGGTCAAGGGCTACTTGAGCGGCGCCGACGGAATCCAAATTTACAGCAACATCTAAATGGGGGGATCGATGGAACGACAGGCTGGAAAACTAGGAAGAGAAAAAGCGCGCCACCTGCTGGGAACTCGTTATGGCGACTATGTCAAATCCGGGATGCCCGTCCCCCCGGAGGCCTTTGACTACGCCAAAAACGTTAGTTCTTACCCCATGGCTTTAAACGATGCCATCTCCGACTGCACCATCGCCGGCGCCGTGCACTTCCTTCAATTGTGCTACGCGGAGGTCGGCGAGACATTCACATACCCAGGTGACGAAGCCGTCAAGGCGCAGTTCGAAAGCCTGGGAGGTACTGACCAGACCGGCCTCGTGGTCGCCGACGTTCTACAGTCGTGGCGCAACTCGGGGATGTTCGGTAACAAACTCACCGCATTCGTCGAGATAGACCCACAGGACACCAAAACCCTGACGCAGGCGTGCTACGCCTTTGGTGGCATCTACACCGGGGTTCACATGCCCGCTAACGCCATCACCCAATTCAATGACCACCTACCCTGGAGCGTCGACCCCAACAACGACGGGCTGGTTGGCGGCCACTGCATCATTGTCAGTGGAATGGGACCTGACGGGATCAACGCCATCACCTGGGGCAACGAAGTCTTAATTAAATGGGACTGGTGGGCGAAGTACGCAGAAGAAACATGGGTCCTCATACCCGAAGTTTACGTCGAAGCGAACCATGGCCCCATCTACAGCATCGACGTTGTCGGCCTCGAGAAAGATCTAGCAGCGCTATGAGCAAGGAGTTCGGTCACATAGTACCACCCCATTCAGTAAGGTTTTTTGACTACGACGTTGCCTGCGTCGACGCCGCTCCTGGCGACTGGCTTTTAGTTGACCACGGCACCGGGGTCTCCAAGGGCATTGAAATCGGCCAGTCTATCATCGCTGCAACCACTCAAAAAGATCTCCGCGACTTCACCTGGCCCGACCATTCGGCGTTCGTAACCGAAGACAACGGGCAGATTCTTGTGAGCGAAATGGGACCGAGAGGCCACGAATTGAGGCCGCTCTCGGCGTACAAAGCAAAGCGGTACGCGGTCGTCCATTTCGATGTTTCGGACGAAGCGCGAGCGCTTGCGCTGAAGTTCGACAGAGCGATGTGGGATGCCGAGTACGGATACCTTCAATACCTGGCACTTCTCATCAACGGGACCCTGGCCATCAGCATCGATCTTTCGTGCGGAAATTCCGTCATCTGCTCCACCCACGTAACGACCGTCTCGGCGCCGATGGGGTTTTTCCCGGGGCGCCTGGCTCAATCAGTAATGCCCGCACATCTAGCAAAGTACACTAACGCCCGCTGGCCGGGCAAATAACCAACAAAGGAAAACCATGACCGCCCAAAACGTTGTATACAGTTCGCCAACGACGCACCCCGTCATCCCGTTCCCCGTTTTCTACGATTCCGTCACCGGAACTTTGAGCCACTTTACTGGCACGGCGTCGGTTCCCGTCCCCCTGTCGGTTCTCGTCAGCCCCACGGCCAACTCGACGGTGACCCTCACTTCGGGAACTGCGGTTCAGAACTCTGCCGCCGCCGCCGCCACTTACTACGTGGGCATCACGGGCGGAACTTCCGGCACCGTCAAAGTTGAAATGGGTCCAACCTCAGCATGCGCCATCACGGTAATCCTGGCCGCCGCCGGAAACGCCGTTTCGAGTTACCCATTGCCGCTCCACGTTCCCGCCGGCTGGTACGTCAAAGTAACGACATCGGTTGCCACCATCAACGCCAACACTGTTGTCATCACTCAGGCCTTCTAGGATGAGTGATGACAAAGCCGTAGAGGCACACGATCAGGTCGAAACGCGCCGCTATGTGGTGCACTTCCCGGAACATCCGGCGCGCACGAGCGACCCCCACTACAGGGACTTCGACCACATCCACCGCGAATGGAAAAAGGACCCAGAGAAATGGCAGTGCGCCATCGGAAAGCACAGGAAGGACTTCAGCGAGTGTTCGCTGGACAAACCCCTAGAACTCCACCACTCGCACGTAGAGTTCTCTCTGCAAAACGGCGTGAAGTTGTCGTGGCTTGAGGTGGACTACCCAGGAATCTCTGACCCCAACGCGGTCGGAGCATGGGTTGAAAGCGCGGACAACCTGGAGGTTCTGTGCGTTTTCCACCACCGTGGGCCTGGCGGAATCCACACCGCGGCCGCCTCCGATTTTGAGGCAGAGAAATACGTGAGCCACCTGATCGGTCACATCTAATGGGAAACCTCTACGAATTCCAAGAATTGACCATCCTCGATGAAAGCCCTTTTGTCGAGTCTTTCGACAAGACGGCCATGCTTTCCATCGCTGACATGTGTCCCACACTCGAGATCAACGATCTCCCTTCCTACTAGGAGCAACCATGCGCGACATGTACATACCCAACGAGTATGTCTACGGGGACAAGATTCGCCTGACGACTTCGACTCCCTTCACGTCCATCGATGGATCGCCCGTTGACCCCGACGTTGTCATCATCGGGTACCAAATCGGCGGCGACCCGACCACCCAGGTGACCTACACCTACACTCACGGGAACACGCCGCCAGACCCGACTGGTTCCATTGTGAGGACCGCTGTCGGCTCCTATTACCTCGAAGTAAAGACGCGCCTATTGGACCCTTCGGTGGCGGTTGGAACTTGGGATTATTCCATTATTGGACGCTCGGGAACAAACGCTTCTGATTCCACTCAAACTGAAGTGCGCAAAGACAAACAACTCATGGTCATCCCGGCCAGATTCACAATTTCCTAGTCATTTATTGACTCTGTATTGTGTTTTTTGATATGCTCGTTTTGACGAGAGAGGTGTAATCGATGGATACTGTCGACATTTCGGAGTTCATGAACCCGAAGAGATGCAAAATCGGGGCACTGCCCCTAAGCGAAGAACAGCGGGCCAAACTTGAAAGCGCCCTTAAGGCAAGCAAGGACTTGGTAACGAATGCCAGAATCAAGGACGTCATCGAGTCGTGGGGCTTCTACGCCGCGGCCAGCACCATCGGCCAACACCGAAACCACCGGTGCGGCTGTGAGTAACGCCGACATCACGGAGTTCATGGAACCCGCCGTAGCCACGAAGGCTGTCCTCGGAAAGATTGCCGACCTGTTGGACCGCAATGGCATTAGCGTCGACGATGTCGGCCGTGTCGAGAACATCAACCTTTGGCAGGGCTTCTACAAAGACGAAGATGGCGAAGCCCATACCGTTGACATGGCGGGGATTAAGTTGTCCCCCAAATGGGAGACTGGACCCGAGTGGCCCGTCGTGCAGCAGTGCAAGCCATTTGTCGTCAAGGCCCCCAAGTCGACTGCCGAAAAGAGAGACGCCGACGGCTTCAAGACGGCCGTTGTTTTGCCGGACATGCAGATCGGCTACTACTTGGCTAACGGAATCCTGGTCCCGACTCACGACGAGCGCGCAATCGACGTCGCCCTCATGATCGTTGCTGCCATCAAGCCCGACCGGGTCATTTGCGTTGGCGACAACATGGACTTTCCAGAACTGAGCAAGTACAGGCTTGCCCGCGCTTTCGAACGGACTACCCAGGCGACCATCGAAAGAACCGGCTTACTCAACGCTCAGTTGCGGCAGGCGGCCGGTCCGTCGGCGGAAATCGACTGGATCGAGGGAAACCACGAGGCGCGCATCTCCAACTACATCCTCGACAACGCTAAGGCAGCCTTTGGCTTGAAGCGTTCGAACGATGCCAAGGGTTGGCCCGTCCTCTCTGTTCCGTTCCTCACCCGAATGGACGAGCACAACATTCGATACCGCCCAGGCTACCCCGCAACAGAGGTCTGGATTAACGAGCGCGTGCGCGTCATCCACGGCACGCACGTCGTATCCAACGGCTCCACCGCGCAACGTTACCTGAGCAACGACAGGGTCTCCACGATCTACGGCCACATTCACCGCCGAGAATGGGCGGAGCGCACGCGCTCTTCCTACAGCGGCTCCCAGACGGTTATGGCAATGTCACCGGGATGTCTGGCGCGAGTAGACGGCAAAGTTCCGTCGACCAAGGGTGGCAATGACCTGGACGGCACGCCGATCCCGGTTGCCGAAGACTGGCAGCAGGGAATCGCTGTTGTCAGGTACGAAGACGGCAACGGCAGGTTCCTTGTGGAGCAGGTGCCGATCTGGGACGGCTGGACCATTTACCATGGGAAGCACTACAAGGCCAGTCAAGAGGCTATAGAGGCCCATGGCGAATAGTCTTCGTTTCGTACAGGATGTGCACCCGCACGTAGCCGCCAGGGCGGTGGAGGGTCCCGTAAAAACGGACGACCATCGCCCCGCCGGTGACTCCTTCCTGCACAGGTTTAATGCCAAGGTCGGACTGAAAATCACCGTTGCAGTGGGCACCATGTGGTGCGCGTACATCTTTGCCGTCATTGCTTTGTTCAGTCTACCGTCCACCATAGCGTCGGGCTCGCTGTTCGAAATGGTTGTATGGATCTCGAGCAGTTTTTTGCAACTGGTCTTGTTGCCCATCATCATTGTGGGGCAAAACGTCCAGGCTCGAGCCGCCGACAAACGAGCGGAGCAAACGTACAACGACGCCGAGGCGGTGCTCCACGAGGCTTCTGAGATTCAACGTCACCTGCAAGAACAGGACGACAAGATCCTGGCCATCCTGGACCGCTTGGAGAAGTCGCAGTAAAAGACACTTGACAACAAGCGTACCATGTGGTAGCGTGTTTCAATGGAAAAAATGTCGAAGGGTGAACGCCAAGCGTACAACCGATCCCTTCTAGAGCAAATGGTCGCAAAGTACCCTCACTGGGATTACGCAGTGTGTGGTGTTTGCGACCTTCTTTGCGTTTTGTGGGAAGATGGCGAGCCCTACCACAAAGACTGCGTCGGTACCGACAAGTGGCGCCGCATCAAAGCCAAGGAGCGCAGAAACGCTCCCAATACTGCCGCCACCCTATTCTCCTAGGTCAAAAACCCCTTGGGCGCTCAAGCCCTCTTGCTTGAATTTCTGGCGTTCCTTGGTGGAAACCCCGCCGAAGGTCCCAAACTCAAAATCGTTTTCGAACGAATATTCGAGACATTGCCGACGCACAGGGCACTCACGGCATATCGCCTTGGCCTTTGCCACTTTCCAGGCCTGATTCCGCTCGGGGAAGAACAAATGTCCGTCCTCGCGCGTGCAGGATTTGCGCGTGAACCAGCCAGGAAGGCTTTCACGGAGCGCCTGAACAAACTCCAGGATTTCGTACTCGGTAAAACTAAAGGTCTCGTCCGGCACCGGCGGCCTTTTCTGCGATGTGCAAGTGAGCCAAGCCCACTGCTTCGTGCCGGTTCTTTGCCTGGCTACTCCACAGGCATGAACACACCAGGCGACAGTTCCCTCCGGAACTGACAAACTCAACGTTGTGTCGGTCTACCTTTCGCGATACCATTTTCTGAATCCTCTTTTTTCCGCTTCCGGCGGATTTTGTGTGATGTTTGAATGGCAGTTCCGACAAACTGTCATGTACTGTTCCAGGTACTCTGATTTGATTGTCCGGCCATCCCAATCCTCAGGGACAAGTCCACCCCCGGCGCCGCGAGAAACGATCTCGTTGACGTCGACCGAAAGGCCAAAGCACGTCTCGTCCCACACCGCCATGCAATGCGGGAACTCCGCCAAAAGTGCTTTTACAAACGGGATTCTCTTAGTCCTGTACAACCTATCCGTACGCTTCGACCGGGGCTTCAGCGATTTATTCGTCTGGAGCCCCTTTTCCGCTTTTAACGGCGTAATGGATCGAAGCGGTTTGCGGGTCTGCATTACAGGTAGGTTGACAGCAATTCTTCCTCGACCAAGAGGATTTCGAGATCCAGTTCGTCACGCTTTCTACGAAGATCATGGCTGTAGGCGACAAGGGCGTTTCTGTAAGCCGACTTCGCCTCTTCGCTCAACAGATCCATGGAGAGTTCTTCGGGCATTTCTGGCATTACTCTATCCCCCTGTAGGATGACATGAGGCTTCTAAGCCCTTCGAGTTTTTCTCGTTCTGAGAGCATCCTTTGGCGCGCTGCGTCAAGCACCGCCTTTTTAACAAGTGAGGCTCTCAGGAGTTCCTTGTTTTCTGTGATGGCAACGTCTTTAGCCATGTCGTCGCTGGGCTTTGGGAAGAACTTTTCTTCCCCGGTCGAGGGATCGACGGTGGCGTACCCGTAAGCCTTGACGCGCAGCCTAGTCGAAGCAAATCCAACTTCATAATCGGCGTTTGCTTCGGCATAGGCGTCGCAGGCTTCACTGAATTGGCGGGTGTATTCCCTTACCCAGTTGATAGAAGCGCGCATGGCGTTTTCCACATGGTGATAACTGAGTGGTTCGCCGTTTTCTACGGTCATTATTTAACCGATCAGGCTTGGTGGGTTCCCTCGACACCGCGACGTTCACGATCCCGAGTGCGCTCCTTGAGCCAATGCAAGCCCTCTTCGAGGCGGGTGATTGCCAAAGCGTTCTCACGGCAAGCAAACTTGCCACCCGAAGCAGTCTGGTAGTAGTTAAGGCGCTTGATAAGAGCCAGCAAGACCGTCTCAACAAATGCACCGTTGGGCTCCAGTCGAGTACCATCTACGGCCAGGGGTCCATCCTGGTAGTAGATCTCAAACCCCAGCCCCTTGGCGTATCCGCCGGCGGGGTTGCCGTTGTCGTCTTCGAAATTTTGAAAATCAATTTCCTGAATCATCGTTAGAAAGGCTCCTCGTCAAACGCGTAGCCGCTCTGAGCGGATTGACGCTGTCCACCGTACTGGTTTCCGCCTTCGGGGCGGGGAGTCTTGTCGACAACCGCCGTGGCCCACTTGAGTGACGGAGCGATTTCGTCCGCGTTGATCTCAATGATCGAACGCTTGTCCCCTTCGGGGGTTTCCCAACTGCGCTGCTCGAGACGGCCGGTCACCAGCACTCGCGCTCCCTTGGGGATGGAGTTGACGACGTTCTCCGCAAGAGGGCCGTAACCCGTCACTTCGAAGTATGACACGCGCTCTTCCCATTCCTGGGTCTGACGGTTCTGCCAGCGTCGGTTCACCGCAATGGAGAGCCGAACGGAAGCCTGGCCGTTGTTGAGGAACTTAAGTTCCGGGTCGCGGGTGACGTTGCCCGCCACCGTGATTGTGTTGTCTGCCATGATTAATTGACTCCCTTGACAATTTTGTTGAGATGTTTGATGACTTCTGATGCTTCCGACATGGTCAGTTCTTCCAAGGAGCCAATCTGGCGCCCAAGACTGGTACTAACATAGTCGAAGACTTGCTGCTCGGCCCACTCGACCGCCGGGTTGTTGCGTGTTGCGTTGATCGCCTTGATCTGTGCACCGCTAGCCGGCTTGACTTCTCCGGTCTGCTGGGCTGGGGCGCTGGCTGGCGCGGCCTGGTTCTTAACGGTAGCAGCACGAGCCTCTACCGCGGCACCAAAGTTGCTCTGGGCCTGAGCCTGTCGAGGAGCGCCCTGCTGGGCACGCTGCGGCGGCGCCTGATCGTAAGTAATGTTGTCGGCGTCTTCGTTGTCGCCGGTGACAATCCAGAAATTCTGCTTAAAGAAATACTTGGCCGCCGCCGCAAGGGCCTTGTTCATCGCCTTGTCAGCGTAGTCGCTCGCGTGACCGACTACGACAGAATCGATGCTCGACCCGTCGGGGCCGGTAATCGTGTACTGAACGGTGGCCGTAGCGAACTGCAAAAAGGTTGGCTTGTTGGCGGAGTTGACGCCCTCTCGGTCACGAATGTCGTAATCAACGACGCGCGTCACTACCGTCAGACCGAACTCGGCCAACTTGGGCTGTACCAGTTCCGTAATCTGATCGATACCGACAAAGCGGTAACCTTGCTGGGCGTTGACGCCGTCCTTGGCGACCTTGCCGATGTTTGCCATGAGGTCAACAATTGCCTCATGCACCGTCTTCTTCTTAATGTCTGCCTGAGTTGGCATCATCCTCCTCTCTTAGGATTACACACTGTAGCACACGCCCGAATCGTTTGTCAAGTAATTACGCATCGGTTTTTTTGGCGCGCGGCTTTGCTGGAGTCGTCTTGTCCAGAAGACGTCGGCTTCCAAATGTCTTTTTCTGGAACTGAGCGTAGAGGTCTGGGTGAGCCTTTTGGAAGGCGTCCTTGTCGAAAGTGGTGCCGTCGGCGGAGGACTTGTACGTCAAAACGGGGACGCCGTCAACGGTGGCGACCTCTGCGTCTCCAACAATTTCCATTACCTGGGCACGAACTTCGCCCTTGGACTTCTCGATCTCTTTTTCTCTGCGAGAGAGTTCCACGTATTGCGGCCAAAGGGCAGCCAGGGCCGGACCGCCCTCGACAGTCTTCATCGGCTTGCTCACCGGCCAGCGGGACTTCTGGGCTTCCTCCGTTGCCTTGGAACCATCAATTGGAGGGGGAGAATCCATCAGGACGTAGTTGTTCCAGAATTCTGACTCAATGATGACAAGGTCTTCAGCCAGTTTGTCCGACCACTCAACTTCGCGGACTTGCAACCCATTCGGTGGCAGCAGAGCAGCAAAGACAATCTTGTGGATTCCGGTGACGATGCCGTAGTGGTAGGTCTGGGCTTCGTAGGACATGGGGATTGCATCGCCATCCCACAGGTGGGCAGTTCCGGGGCTATCCATGCCAGACGTCTTGCTCTCGACAATGCCAAGAACTCCTGGCGGCGGCGAAAGTTCCTGCCAAATGGTGACGGACCCGGCCGGGAAATCCTCGCTCGGCTCCACTTCTAGACCGTCGATGCTTGCAAACATGAAATACTTGTCGGGGTCGTTGGACCACAAGATGACGTCCCATTTCACAATGGCCTTGTGATAGTCCTCTGCGTAAGCCGCGAGGACAACGTCCTCTAGGCGCTTACCCCACTTTGCCGCCGAACCCGCTTCCTTGGATTCCGAACGGCGCGTCTTTTCGCTCCACAAAGAGTAGGGGGACTGATACTTGTTGACGCCTAAAACGGCGCCTGCGTCGCTTCCTCCGAGCCCGTCGAGGCGCAGCGAAAGCCACTGCGCTTTCTGCTCCGGGTTGTTGTGGTCCAAGTCCCAAACGGGGACAACTTTGCAATCCTTCATTATAGTCCCATCATTACTGCCGTGCTAATTTCGCGCAAGGTCGCTGAAATGTCAATGAGCGCCGACGCTACCGCGGCCTGCATCGTAAACATGGGTAGCGACATGTCTGCTCGAGCCTTGACTCGTTCGTCCATGTACAGCCCCGTAGCCTCCCGGTATAGTTCTTCTGCTTTAGTCTCGTTGTTAGGCATCTTTTTTGACAATCTCCAATGTCCTGGCGACCCCATCTTGGAAGTCGATTTGTCCCTCTTCGCGCAAGGCCTTGCAAACAGTATACACACTTCCGAGAGAAATGCAAGTGATTTTTTCAATGTCTCGAAAACTGGGCCAATAAGTGCGAGTGTTGTGCCAGTATTGGATGGCCTCCAGGACGAGCCTTTTGTTGCCCTCGAGTTTGCTCTTCCTACTCATCTTCCTCCTTGATGAGGCCAATGGCGTTCGGAACCTGTCCGACAACGGACTGGTTGAGGATAAGGGAGTGAATCTCTTCGTAAACATCGGGGTGCTCGACCAACCAGTTGGAGGCTCTTTCGCGCCCCTGGCCAATCTGTTCGCCTTCGTAGGTGTACCAAGATCCCGCCTTCTTGATAAAGCCAAAGTCCACGGCGCAGTCCAGGAGGGCGCCCTCTTTGGGAACGCCGACGCCGAACTCAATGTCGAATTCTGCCTGTCGGTACGGAATCCCAACTTTGTTTTTGACGACCTTGACGCGCGTTCGGTTTGCGACAGCCTGCTTGTCCTTGCCCTTAATCGTCTCAATGCGTCGAATGTCTAGGCGAACCGAGGCAGCGTAGGCAAGGGCTCGGCCGCCGGGCGTTGTCTCCGGAGAACCGTAAATCACTCCGACTTTGCTGCGCAATTGGTTGATGAAAAACAGGGTCGTTTTGTTGGCGTTTGCATCGCGCGTTGCCTTGCGGATTGCCTGGCCCATGAGGCGGGCTCGCAGACCGACGTTGGCGTCGCCCATCTCTCCCTCAAGTTCGGCGCGGGGAACAAGTGCCGCCACTGAATCGACCACTATCAAACCAAAAAGTCCCGTCTTAACAAGATCAATGAGAATTGACAGGGCGTCTTCCATGCTATCGGGCATGCTGAGAAGCAAAGAATCCCTGTCAACGCCGAGCGCCACTGCGTAGACGTCGTCAAAAGTGTTTTCGGCGTCAATGTAAACGCACGCTTGGCCCGAACGCTGGGCCTCGGCAATGAAGTGCAGCGCTAGAGTAGATTTACCCGACGACTCGGGACCGTAGGCTTCAATGATTTTTCCTCGAGGCAGGCCGCCGACTCCCAAAGCCAAATCCAGCGGCAGGATGCCAGTCGAAGTGACGGGAGTTGGCGAGATCTTGTGGTCGCCCAAGCGCACAATGGAGCCGGTGCCGTAGTTCTTGTTGATGTGAGCGATGGCCTCTTCGACCGTTGAGAGTGTGTTTGACATTTCAACCTTTCCGGCATCCACTATAGCAGAACATTTGTTCCGTACTCTAAAATTTGCACCTTGACTTCACTTGACAACTGTGATAGGCTGTCGCCATGAAACGAAACTTTTCTACCCCTAATCGGTCTTGGATCGAAGGGGATGAGGTTGTGGTGTCGGCAAAGTATAGCGAAGCGTACGTTCAAGATTGCCGCGCCATTGAGGGCAGGCGCTACAGGAATTCCGATAAAACAAACATTTTTCCACTTTCCGCCGCGCCCGACATCAAGGTCCTTTGCAAAAAGTGGAACATTCCCATGCAGGACGAGGTGCAGCGCGCTGACGGTGACGGCCTGTACTTCACGCTGTCCAAGCATCCTTACCAGATCTATGTGAAGGACAAAAACGTTTGGATTGTTTTTGACTTCAACGAAAAGTATCAAACGGAGTTGAAGAACTGCGCTCCGGGAACAGTGTGGGATGACGTCAAACGAGCGTACAAATCCCCACTGAAGAACTTGACCGAGATAGCAAAATTTGGGTCACGCAACCACTTCATTATGGCTCCCGATCTGGCGGAGGAAGGTCGAAAGGCTCAGGAAGAAACCGCGAAGATGATTGAGGCTTCGAGGGCGGTTGACGCTAACATTGAAATTCCCGGCCTTGTCGGAGAATTGCATCCCTACCAAAAGGCTGGCGTTGCATACATCTCGAAAGTTCGGAGAGGGTTCATTGCTGATGCACCGGGTGTCGGCAAGACTTTGCAAGCACTATCAGCGGCCATTCTGAACGACGCCACGCCGACAGTTATTGTGTGCGGCAAAACCGCCAAGTTGGTGTGGCAGTACCAGATCGGCCACTTCTTTCCCGGCAAAAAGGCTACGGTTCTTGTTGGGAAGGCACAAAAGGACATCGAGCAATCAGATTTTATCATTGTTAGTTACGACACACTTTCTGGCCGCGTCCCCGACATTATTGCCCATGGGTATTGCTCGGTCATCTGCGACGAATCACACGCCCTGCAAAACGGTGACAAGAAGAGCAAATGCCCGCATTGCAAGAGCCGGGTGCGGTCAAATGCAAAAAATTGTCCATCGTGCAAGCAGCGTATTGAAAGTGTTTTGAACGACTGGGGTGTCAAGCGGGTCAACTCGGTCATGGGTCTTATTGAAGGACTCGATGCCGACGGAATGGTCATGCTGTTGACGGGAAATCCAATTACCAGCAGACCTTCACAACTCATTCCGCAACTCGAAGCCGTCGGACAGTTGAAGGCTTTTGGCGGCAAGTGGAAATTCATCGACAGGTACGAACCCGAACGAGGGCGCGCGCAAAATACTGTGGAGTTGCACAATAAACTGCGCGAAACTTGCATGGTGAGACGAACAAGGCGCGACGTTTATGACGAGGAGCCCATGCTGGTATCTGCGTACGTTCCCCTCGAAGTCGACCCCAAGTTGCTCAAGTGGTATTGCGAAGTCGAGGATGACGTAGTCGGGTTTTTTGCCAACAAAGCCGCCGACGCCGCGCGTGCCGCCGGCGAAGATGGCAACATGGCGTTTATGGAAAAAGCGGCCCAACTCGAGCCGCACGAAAACATGATTAAGATAACCGCCCTTCGGGATGCGGTTTCTAAAATCAAACTCCCCGCCGTGATCGAATGGATGGAAGCATTCATGGAGGAACTCGGCGAAGAGGGCAAAATGCTCGGCTTCGGAGAGCACATCGAACTCGTCGACGGAGTGTGGGAGCACTTTGGGGACATGGCCGTGAAGATTCGCGGCGGCGTGAGCGACAAGGGAAGGTCGGCGGCGGTCGACAGGTTCCAGAATGATCCATCATGCCGGCTGTTTGTGGCCAACGTGGAGTCCGCTTCGGAAGCCCTGACCCTCACGGCGGCGTACAACCTTGCCTTTTTTGAACCGTTTTGGACCCCAACGCGTCACGAGCAGTGCGCTTCTCGTTGCTACGGCAGGACCAACGACCCCCACGGCGCCACGGCGCACTACTTGATGGTACATGATACGATAGACAGCATGATGTTTGACTTGCTGGACGCCAAGGCCAAGACCGTGGCGGCAGTGGTCGACGGAGTTGACCCGGAAGGGAAGAACGCGCCCAGTATTGCAAATGACCTGGTCGCGGCACTGATGCGCAAGGGGATGGCGAAGTGAGCGAGGACACGATGTATGCAATAGACGGCAAGGAAATCAGGGCAACGATAGAGTTCCCTGACTTCACTCTGATCGGTGACATCAGCGCGACGAGGGAGGTCGGTATTCCTTCATGGATTCTGACGCACCCAGATTTGTCTGACAGGGCCGTTAGGCTGTGGGGGCTTCTCCGGGGGGCTCTGAACGGTTCTGTGGCCGTAGGCGGAACCTCAGGGGCCGATCTGGCCGAGTTGTTGCAGTGCTCCGAGAGGACGGCGAGAGATTCGGTGTACCAGTTGCGCGACGTGGGCGCTCTGAGTGTTCAGGCTGCGTTCAAAGACGGCCGCCAGGGACGTAACGTCTACTACCTGTGGCCCATGAACTCGTCGATGGCCAATGCGCCAAAACCCGAAAACTTTGGGGTGGCAGCCAGTTGCCAGGGTGGCAGCCAGTTGCCACCCGTATTAATTAATAATTTAAGTAATAATCTAAGCACTAACGACGAAGAGCAACCGAAGCCACCAAAGCGACGACGCAAGCGAATCGTTTACTCGGAGTCCTTCGAAGAGGTTTGGGCCGCGTACCCGAACCGCGTCGCCAAGGCCGATGCTTCGAAGGCTTACCAACTCACCCTCGCCGAGCCGAACGTCAACGAGCAGGACCTCTTGGCGAGCGTTTTCAAATACGCCGAGAGCGTCGAGGGCAAGGAGAAGCAGTTCATCCTGCATGCTTCGACATTCTTTGGTCCCGGGGAACGATGGAAGGACTATCTGGAACTGATCGAAGAAGAGAAGATCAAACCACCGACCGGAACCGAACTCATCAAAGCCATGGCGTATGACGCTTACGATTCCGACGGAGTTTGGATCGACGACTCGGGTATGGAGTGCTTCGAAAGTCCGTTGATGCGCGGGCTCACTCGTCCCGTGAATTCGTCGGGCGATCTGGTGGACTCTCTTGGGAATCCCTACTCGCTGGACGCTCAGGGGGTACGCCGCAGGGCGGACTTCTGGAAAGCCTCTTGACAAAAGATCCCGTGTGAGGTATGATAACCGACATGACTAGCCCCAACCGAATTCTACCGAGCGACCCCACGGCCGAGGACTGCCTAATTGGCGCCATCCTTTTGGACCCGTCGATGATTGTCCCCGCAATGGAGATCGTCTCTCCCGAGGATTTTTACATTCTTCGCAACTCTCGAGTGTTCCAGGCGGCGATGGCGCTCTTCGAATCAGGTGGAAACATCGATGCCGTCACCATCAGCAGTTACCTCGGCGACCCGTCTTTGGTTGCTGAGTTGGCGCCCGTTTTGCTTAACGTTCCTTCGAGCCAGGCGGCTCCTGACTATGCTGCCGTAGTTGCTGGCCACGCCAAGTCGCGCCGGTTGATCGTGCAGATGCAAGACGCGGTTAACTGTTTGTTTGCAGGAGACGATGCAGCGGCGCAGGCTGAGCGCATCGAGGGGGTCCTCGCCGGTCTTGGTTCTTCGAAGGTGAGCGCGCCAGAGTCGCAGACGATTGAAGAGTTGATCGAAGACGTAGAAAACGCGGCGCCGGTAGTCATCGAAGGATTGATGAACCGAGACTTTCGAACCATCATTGTTGGCTCCGAAGGCTCCGGCAAGAGCACAATCTTGCGCGCTATTGGGATGCAGGCGGCACAGGGCATCCACCCCTTTAGCCACCGTCCACTCCCCGACGGCCCGGTAAGGGTACTCGTCGTCGACCTAGAGAACCCTCGCGTGGCCGTCTTGCAGACAGCACAGGTTTTGAGGGAAACTCTGATGGACACCGTTCTTGACGACTACGACCCTGATCGGTTTAGGATTTGGCGAAAGCCCGGAGGCATCGATATCCGCAAGCGACTCGACAGGGCCGAGTTAGAGCGAGAGATCGCCTTCCAGCGCCCTGAACTTGTCTGTGCTGGACCGGTGTACAAATCTTACCAGCGTAATTCGAACGAGTCTTACGAAGACTCTGCCGACGAGGCCATGGCCGTGTGGGACCGTCTTCGAATCAAGTACGGATTTGCCCTTGTCTTGGAGCACCACGCCGCGAAGGGCGGCCAGGGCCAGAAGCGAGAAATGACGCCCATGGGATCGCAGCGATGGATGGCGTGGCCCGAGATTGGAATTTCCTTGTACAAGGACGAGAACGATCCGACCGTTTCTCACGTAAAGAGATACCGAGGAGACCGTCTTGCTGGCGTCAATTGGCCCGACAAAATCATTCACAATAGGGAGTTCTTGGTCAACGGTATTTGGGACTCCGGCGTTCCGGGCGCTCAAGGTCATTACCTGGACTGACCAGGTAATATGCCGCTCCCTTGACTTTTGGGCTCCGCCGTGCTAAGGTGTGTCCAACCCTCGTGAATGGGTCAAGGTGGAAAGACCGCCATATTTTGATTTCTCGGCAAGCGACCTTATGCGAAGGTGCGTTTAGCGCGAAGATTGGATAGACCATGTTTCGTGGCATTCTGGTTTCTTTTGTTTTTGTCATTACTGTTTTGTTTGGAAGTCCCGGGGTCGCCGGATCTCCAGTGGGCACTACAACGACCACTACCACGACGACGGTGGCTGTGGTGAAAGTTATCCCTCACAAAATTACCCCTAGGCCCTGGGCCATCCCCCTTGCGTGGTACAAAGTGCATGCGTGCGAAGAGGGATCTCGAGGATGGCACGTCGAGCCGTGGGGTGGATTGGGAATTGCGGCAAGTTCTTGGGTCCAATACGGCGGGTTAAAATACGGAAAAACCGCCGGCGAAGCGACCCCCAGGGAACAGATCGAAATTGATTCTCGCCTTCTGGCCGCCAACCACGCCCCAATGCCTCACCAGGGCTATCCGCAAAATTGCGGAACTGGGTATTGACTTTCGTGTGTTGCTGTGCTAGTGTGTTCAAAAATACTCGAAGGAAGAAATGCCAGTTATTGAATCGTTCAGCGACGTCCTTAGTTGGGCCAGCGACTTGGAGCCGGAGGCTCGCCAGCAGGCCATCGAAACGGCGTCTATGCCATTTGTTGTGAAGCCAATCGCCCTGATGCCCGACGCCCATTTTGGCCTTGGCGCTACGGTCGGGTCCGTTGTCGCCACCCAGGGCGCCATTTTACCGGCGGCCGTCGGAGTCGATGTGGGCTGCGGCATGGTCGCAGTCAGGCTCAAGTTGACCTCTGCTGATCTACCCGACAACCTCGATGCTTTGCACTCCCTCATTTCGGCTGCCATTCCTTCGGGGGTTGGCAAGGGCTTCGATCAGGCAAACAACGCGTCTTCGGTTCCTCTGTACGCGCACGCAGAACTTACGCACAAGCAAGAAAAAACCGCGCGCACACAAATGGGCACCCTAGGGTCTGGAAATCACTTCGTCGAGGTGTGTCTTGATGAAAAGGACCGAGTTTGGATTGTGTTGCATTCCGGTTCGCGCGGCATCGGCAACCAGTTGGCCAAGATGCACATTGAAAAAGCCAAGGGCCTCATGAAGGACTGGCTCATTACAACGCCTAACCCAGATCTTGCCTACATTCCCGAGTGCGACCCGGCATTCAAGAACTACATCGATGACCTATTGTGGGGCCAAGCGTACGCTTTTGCCAACCGCTCAGTCATGATGTCAGCAGCCATCAAGGCCGTCAATCGGTTTATGGGCTATCCCGTCAAGGTGATGGACTCAGTAAATTGCCATCACAATTTTGCCCAACTCGAGCACCATCACGGAAAGAACGTGTGGGTTACTCGCAAGGGCGCCATCAAGGCCGCCGCCGGGGACAAGGGGGTCATCCCGGGATCGATGGGGGCCGCCTCTTACATCACCAAAGGCTTGGGCAACCCGTCCTCGTATAACTCCTGTTCGCACGGCGCTGGGCGCCGCATAAGTCGTAACAAGGCACGCTCAACGTTCTCAGTCGACGATTTGCGCGGTGCCATGGGGTCCACCTCTTGGAACAAGGACGACGCAGTCAAACTTCTCGACGAACACCCGGGGGCTTACAAAAATATCGACCAGGTGATGGCAAACCAAACCGATCTGGCCAAAATCGTACACACCCTTCACCAAATTTTAAACTACAAGGGAGTTTGAGCCTTGTTTGAAGCATTTTGGCTGGTGTTTTTTGCGTCTTTATTCATCTATTTGGTTGTCGAGCACGAAGACCAATTTCCCAAAAAGGGGGCGTTTTGAAATTGTTTGATAACTCTTTGGGCTTATGTTTGGGGAGGCACGGGGATCTTGATTTTTTTGGGGTTTTAACTGACGAAATCCTGAACCTATGCAACGCCTGTCCGATTCGAGAAGAGTGTGAAGAGCACGGAATCCAAAACGAGGAGTACGGAATTTGGGGTGGGAAGAGCGAGGAAGAACTCGCCAACGCCCGCAAGAACAGAAAAATTATCGTCAACAAGAGACGAAACGAGCCCATGGACCGCAAACGCAAAGAGAACCCAGTAATCCTTCACGGCAAAATTGAAGGCTACCGAGCAGAAACTTACTACGGCATGGAGCATTGCGCCGCTTGCAAAAAAACCAACGCAGAAAGATCCGCCGAATTAAGGGAAGCGGCAAGAGAAAGGGCTATGGCAGCCTAGTGACCGAAGAAGAACTCTGGAAGCAGCACTTCCCCGACGAAAAGATTCCAGGAAGCGCCCAACCCGTTGACGGCAAGTGCGGCGCTAAACTCCGGAACAGCGGCCTCAAAGAATTGGGGATGACGCGTTACTGCACCAAGAAAGCCGGCATGGGTACCCAGCATTTGGGCGAGGGAACGTGCAAGTGGCACCTGGGCGCAACCAAAAAACACTCTAAAGGCGCCATTCAGAAGGTGGTCACCAAGGAACTGGCGACCGTGGCCAACCGCCTTGGCGAGCCGGAGCCGCTAGGGCCGCCGGAACTTGAGGCCTTTAAGTTGGCGAGCAAGATGCAGCAGTGGTCTTTGATCCTGGAAGAACGAGTCGCTGAACTCAACGACTTCTACCTTGAAGACCAGGCTGGCGTCGAGCACGCTCGAGCCGTGGTGGAGATGCTTGAAAGAGCCTGGGACCGCCTACAGCGCGTTCTGGAGTTTATGATGAAACACGACCTCAAGAAGCGTGTGGTCGAATTGGAGGAACACCAGGCCCAGTTGATCGGCGCAGCCTTCTACAGCATCATCCTGGACCCCAAGATGAAATTGTCTGAAGCGCAGATTGATCTCGCACGCAACACTTTTGCCTTTAAAATGAGCGAGATGGGACCTAATTTGTCCCCAACGTGGTCGCTTGACAATCTTGAATTAGAAGATATACAGGAAGCAGAGTTGGTGGAATAGACGTAAAAAGGGGGCGTGCTGACCGTTCCAATCAACACGCCCCCCTGGGGCTGTACGGAAAAGCGAGGCGAGAGGCCCGTACAGCCGTCACTACCGGATGCGAAACGGCGTGACTTAACCTGTGTGAACTGTACACCAGTACACAACGCAGTGTCAAGCCTTTGACTTAGCCGCCCGCGCTTCCTCCAGCGCCGCCTTGCGCTCCGCGACGGCATCATTGACTAAATAAACGCCCCGGCGAACCCACTTGAAACACGTCGGGGCATCCTTGATGCGCGCGGTTGCAGTGGAAACCGAAACACCGATTTCCTCCGCCAGAACGGGTGCGGTGATCTCTCGTCCGGAGTTGGAAGATATCCATTCCGACAGGACCCTCTCCTTACTGACTCGTGGCTTGAACTCCATGGAGGGGCCTTCGCCGACGACATCTGCGATAAGACTGTCGGCAACGCTCATGGAAACCATGATGGCAATTGTCTCCGACTGGCTTCGCCCTTCCCGCGCCGCTACAGCAGCGATGGCATTTGCTCGGTAAGCCTCCGACTCTTCCATTCTCTTGGCCACCTCTTCGGGAGCCCATGGTCCTTTGTTAGTTTTCATTTACCTTCTCCTTCGCTGAGAGAACTTCTAGCGCTCCCGTTTCCATTAACTCCAACCAATCTACTTCTTCTGCATTTTCTATCGACTCCAACATTTCCATGGGGGCGTCGACGGACACTTCGAGCAAAAAGGTCTTAGACGCCAGTGAGGCAAGGTCTTCAACGCAATAACTCACGACGTCTGCGGGCCATGTTGCGGAGGCCATAAGCCTCTTCCGGCTACCACTACTCAGTCTCAACTCGTAGTCCCCGACCCCCTCGTCCCGTGAGTGGACTACGGCCGCCCATGGCGGAAGGGCGCTGCCGGCAAGACTTCCGAACGTCTCGTACGCCTCGGCCGCAGTGGCCTCCCCGTTGTAAATGCTGACGGCCTTTTCCCAGGAATAACCTCGCTTGACGTAGAGGGTGAGATCCCACTGATCTTTCTCTGCGTCTAGTAGGTCAGGTGTTTTTTCGTTTGTTTGCATGGAGAAACCTTACCACATCAATGCCGCTCGTGTCAACACAATAATTGATTTGACTTTTGTCGACGGATGTGCTATGGTCCAACAAAACACTTGGAGTGAGAATGCCTTTGCAAAAAGATGCCTACATTATTGTGATGGAGCCAGACGCCGTTGCACTATTGGAATGCGTGGATCTTGCCATCGAGACCGCCATCGCCGGCGGATTTATTGAGATGGCCGAGGAACTCGGCGGCCTGTACTCACGATTTTGGCACGCTTGCCGCCCATTTTTTGTGAATAGCGGCCACGAGAAAGGCAAAGAACAACATGGAAATTAACATGGAAATACTAGCCGACGGTTTTCGCCGCTCTCGTCCGTCAGAGACGTTTGAGACTTCCCTGACCTGGGACTACATGTGTTCAATTTGCGCCCATGACTCGGGCAACATGATGGCGCGCGGCTACGCCGGATGGTCTAGGCTTGAGCCAATATTGGCCGAGCGTTTGCACGTTCATTGCAGTTTTTGCGGGCGCGACATCAAGATCGGAACCCTATGAGCCCCGCTGGATTTTTAGAGATATGCCCCACTTGCGGGGCTTCTGTTGACTGGGACGACGAAAGCCCGCACGAGTGCTCCGTCTCCACGGCCGTTACTCCGCTGCCCGGACACATGATTGATTCGATGGTCAAGGAATTCAGTAGGGTCATCCCGAACGACCTGGGCGAACTCCTGTGACCGTAGTGGCCGTAGCGCGCAACGGGCGCTCGGTAGCCATGGGGGCCGACACCGGCTCTTTTGGTTCTTCCTCGGCGGAAGGCGTCAAGACCAGCAAGGTGTGGCGCGTCGACGACTCTCTCATCGGCAGCGCCGGTTCGTGGAGGGTCATTGAGGTGGCGCGCAATTGCGCTTCGTCCAACCCAGAGCGCATACGCGACGCTTTGCGGGAGTCGGTATCTGACACTGGAGAATGGGAGGTTGCCGTAGCCACCAAGAATGCAATCTACGTGATTGATGGTGACTTCGGCATTGTGGAATACGCCGCTAGGTATGTGGCCCTGGGATCTTCGGAGGTCGCTCTCGGCGCTCTGTGGGCAACCAAAAGCCTGGCTCCAAGGGATTCGGTTAAGGCGGCGCTCGAGGCGTCCAGGGCTCACACTTTTTTAAGCAGAGCGCCCTACAAGATTTTGTCGATCTAAAAATTTCCTATTGACTTTTGCTTTGGCATGGTGTACAGTGGTACCCAAGCAAACAGCGAGAGGAAAATAATGTCATCAACAAAAACCATCGGCGACGCCCTAGGCCTCGACAAGCCGCCGACCGAACAACAAATCGAGGAGCAGGGGCGCAACCTCGAAGTGGCAGCCGAAAAGAACGGTAGCCTTCTGGACGAAATCGACCGCTTAAAAAGTGAGCGGGTCGATCCCCGCTACGTATCCGAACTCGAGAACGAGGTCGCCGACCTAGAGGATGCCTTTGTTGATTTCTATGACAACATCGTTGACTTTATAAATGCTGATGCAATTTCAGCGGAAGACGTGCTCGACTACATCACCGGATATGTTTTCCCGGATTCAGTCGCCACTCTGGTGGCAAAACGATGAAGGGCTGCGGCAAGTTAACATATCGCGGCCGCACGGAAGCCCTGCGCGCGCTCGAGAGCGCCAAAGATCGCCGACGCGCCGAGGGTTCGGAAAGATACGAGCGCCGGGTGTACTGGTGCCAAAAATGTCTGGGATTTCACTTGACAAGCCAGCCGTTACGTAGTAAGGTGGCAGCATGAACAATCCATTTAAGAAGAAGTCGTCGGGGCAATTGACGAAATTGAAAGAACGAGTTTTGGCGCTTTGTTCTGCCGCCGAGGGGAGTCCGTCCCCAGGATCGGCTGACCGGGTAGTAGCGTACCAGAGAGTCTTGCGAGTTGTGGAGTTAATCGAAGAGGGGAAACTGTAATGAGTTGGGGAATGGACGAAGAAAAGTTGGGCCTTACCGAGTTCTGGGACATCGACGACGTCGATGCTTGTTACTCGTTCGACATTACGCGAGTGTGGAAACACCAAGACGGAACCCTATACTGGGCGTACGACTGCGGTTGCTCTTGCCCGTCTCCTTTCGAAGACGTTCAGAGTCTCAACGACTTGACCCCACTCCGCAACCATCGTGATTGCGAAGAAAGGGCTATGCGCTTGTGGGGTTAATATCTTCCTTAGAACAACAAGCACGAGCGATGTGGAAATTTGCCAATCGCTACGGATGGCCCGATCAGAAATTCTGTCGGGCGTACTAAAGGGAGCAGAGAATGAACAAGTACGTTGAGTGCAAGACTCAAAAGGAATTCGACAAAGCCATCAAGGACGGTGACATTCCCGTAGTCCGTGAGGGCTATTGGGAAGTGAGCGGCTCCGCCACGGTCAGGGCCACCGGCTCCGCCACGGTCACGGCCACCGACTCCGCCAGGGTCACGGCCACCGAC